GTACGTCAATACAAAAACGATGGCAAGTAGGAAGACAACCTTCCACAACATCTTTATTAATTAGTTAGAATATAATAGACCACCCATACCATTTTCAATACGGAGGACATTGTAATTTACAGCATAAATATCATCACCAACATCTTGGTTATCGTTGATGAGGCGAGCCGAGTCAAGTCGACTGAAGTTTAGGCTGCCGGTAGGCTGAAGCTTACCAGAATCGAGGCAGAATGGGTAGAAAAATAGAGTCTTGGCTGTTCCTAAAGACGAGTTAGTGGTGTGGTAATACGAAGTTACGGTGGAGAAGTTGGGATCGGCAAATTTGTAATCAGCAACATCTGTACCGTTAATTTGGAGCTTGAGCTTATTATTATCGTTAAGGATCGCCATAGCGGAAGCCTTACCAGAAGCCAAATACTTGACTGGGTGGTTGAAATTCAGCTCCTGGATCTTGGATCCGGAGGAGACCGCCTTCTGGGTTTGGGTGATGAGCATGTTTTGGGGCTGGGAAGCGAACACCTCACGCTCCTGGGTATCGAGGTACGCGTAATTGGCGTAGACATCCCACTTGTCAGTGGCCGCCGCGGAGCCCCAAGTGATTCGGAGCTCGACATCGTGATATTGGAGTGAAATGAGAGGAAGGGCAGTCTGCCAGTTTTCACAGAAAGCAAACCTGAGGGGGTAGAACCTGTAGGATGTACCACCGTTGACTAGGTCAGCGGCAATAGACTTGGAAGCGGTAGTCGCAGAAAGTCGGGGAGCAATGAGGGTGGAGTAAGTAGAATCCTGTTCATCAATCACCTGACCCCCCACAAGGAGTTCAACCTTGGAAATTTTGGTCAACCACTGGGCTTGACTGTAAGCTTGGGTAGCGGTACCATTATTGGGAACGAGGTAGACATACCCGAGCATGTCACCCTTGCGCTCGAAGCGAACGGTCGACATACCGTTGTTTGAGACGTTGCCTTGAATGACCTGACGCTCGACAGTTTGGGAAAAATTTGTATGACGTTTGTAGGTGGACCTGAAGAAGCTCACCTCGGGCTGACCGACGAGGTGCACATCCTGAGCGCCGACGGCTACGAGTTGGGCAATACCACCAGACATTTTATAATATAGTGAGAGTTTATTTTTAAGTGTTGGAAGCACTTGGACACCGAGCTCTGGGAACGTTGATTGGGAGACAAAATTTAGAAACTCTATTCAGTTTCTAAAGTTCATTTTTTCCACATTTGTTACATGATATAATTAGTGTTGCCGAATTACTTGAACTCTGGAACGGTGGGCCACTCAACACTAATGAGGTTTCCACCCGCATCGAGGGTGGGTCGGGCTGTAAGGGGAAGGTCCCTCAGAGCCTGGCGGTAGTCTTTCCAATCTTGAATACATTTTTCTGTTCGGTTTGGGTAATCTATAATTATATACTTGTCACTCTGTGTGAGAAGAGCGTTCCTCTCCTCACGAAATTTATTTAAAGCTTCAGTGTTTTGGAGTTTGTAGAGTGTATACTCGTATATTTCATCACATGGTTTTACAAAAAATGGTGAATCATCGAAAATAACATTCGCCCACGTACCATCAGAAGATGTATACGACATATCAGGTGCTATTTTTTCTAACACTTGTGCAAGCATATATTAACATCATATTTAATTTTTTGTTATTACGACATACCCGCTGTTTGCAGAGTGCGTACCAAAAGTTACACTAGTTCCTGCGTTTTTAGATGACCCACCTTTTGCATAGTAAGCCTGCCCGTAGCTGCCAGTGTCGCCACCTTGCCATCCACCTCCACCACCACCAGCGTGTGTCCCAGCTCCCCCGCCACCCCCGAATCCACCCACTACCAGGTAAGCGTTCTGTGAGCTCGAGCCATAGATTCCGCCGATCGCTGAATTTTGGGTCACGTTTTTTCCGTTCGACCCTGGCGCCGTGTAGTATTGGGCCCCTGGGGCGTATATACTTGAACCATTCGCCTCAACGGCCCCATCGGCACTAAACCCCGCACCACCACCCGCACCATAGTCACCACCATATGCACCACCAGCCGATGTTTGCGTCGAATTTGAGGTACCTCCAGCTGTCGGACCCGTTCCTTGACCGTACCACGAACAGGCTCCACCACCACCACCGGCAGCGACATATAGGGTAGATAGGTCTTGAGAACAGACGAATGATCCTCCACCTCCACCACCAGCATTATATATTAGATACTGCGATTGAGCCGTTGACTCAGAGGCGTCCATACCGCGTATTCCAGCAATAATGACTAATTTTACACCACCGGTAAACGTAAAAGTTCCCTGGCTCCATGCACCATTACCACCGCTGATTTCTTGGCCGCTGTGATTTCCCGTCGATCCCGCGCCTGACCTGCCCCCGCGTGCTCCATATGCCTTGATTGTATACGAACCGGTTTGAGGTACAGTCCAAAGTTGGTACCCGCTGGCTCCTGCCTCGTTGTAATAAGCAGTGTTTTGCGTCCAAGACGCTGTGTAAGGTTTATATCCTCGTGACGCGTGATGGGGTCCCGACTGCAGGGACGCGCCATTTCGGGAGTACTGGTCGTTTACTCCGTAAGCAGAAGTATCGAACGTGAATGGATTTGGACTAAAAGTGTAGAGTTCTGAAGTCACCACGATACTGAATGTTCTATCTGCGGTTGTTCCGGACTCATTATCCGTAACCCTAAATGTTACGTTTGTGGTTCCGTCTGTCGTCCCGCTCCCACTAAAAGTCGCTGGAGAAGCTGTTGCAGAACCTAAACTGAGACCAGCCACACTTCCACTTGTGATACTGAATGTTACATCAGTCCCACCTAGATCATCTGTAGCGACAAGATTCTGGGAGGAGGAGACTCCATTATCGTAAGTTAGAGTGGCGTTAGCTGCCGGTGAACTCCATGCGATACCATTAAAACCAATTGTTGCGGTACTGGTCGCTGTGATACCAACAGCATCTGTGACTCTAACTTTATAGGGTCTATTGTCAAGTTGTCCAGTAGTGAGTGACGCACCCGTTGCCGCAAGTTTGAAAGTAATACTTGTCGCGCTCGCAACCGCTGCAGAGTCCACATTGTAAAGTGTGCTTCCATCCGCACCAAGTACTTGTATATTATTTCCACTTGCCATTGAAGAAGCGAAATTTGTACCAGTAACGGTAATGGTCTGTGAACCAACGGCACTGGATGCAAAAGTAGTTGGTGAGACACCTGTGATTGTGGGTGCTGTCAGAGCAATCGAATCTGTACTAGTCGAAGTCACCGCTGAGGCAGTGTCACCACCTATGACTTTAACGTTAAAAGGTCTTTGCGCTACATCATAGCCACCACTCGCCCCACTCGCACCCATTTTGAATGTGGCACTCTGCCCACTCACACGCGTCGCATTGAAAACACTATATTCGGTGCCATTAGCACCTACGAGTTTTATAGTTATACCCGTGTCAAAACCTGTTCCTGTGACGGTGAATACCTGCGTCGCCGTATCTGCACCGGCAACACTCGTAGGAGAAATACCTGTGATCACAGGTGGTGGGGCGATACTCCCCCACCCCTCCGCAGTGTACGTTTCTATAAACCCAGTTGTAGTGTTATAACGGATCATACCATTAATCCCGGTGGCAGGTCTCTCCGATGTAGTCCCACTCGGAAGTTTTATAGTACCTGTTCCTATGAATTCAGCTCCCCCCGATACGATGAGTTCAGCCTTTGGTGAGATGGTCACACTACCACCCATACCACTGTGTTGAGTGCAGTAATAGTAAAGTGTTGTAGGAGTACTTGTAGAGACAACAAATGTTCGTGTCTGGTCATCCGCGTAAGTACCAGTAGTTGTTATACCTGTTGAGTATGCAGAACCACCACCATGTGAACCATTATTTGTGGTAGAGAATTCAAATGGGTGTCCTGAAAGAGTCGAACTGGATAGATCGAATATATAAGTTTGGCCTTGGTGTAGTACCAATGATGCTTGGAGATACCCGTCGATATAGTATTTATTAGCACCACTGGCATTCGTCATTGTAACGACGTATGTCTTTGTCGTACCCATTGTCATAGCGTTGCTCACGCTGGACGTGGGACATGTAAGAGTTCCCGGAAATGTTGTATTATTGGTCATCTGTTATAACTCTACAATTTTTTTAGCAGTCTGGGACGCTCCTAAAAAAATGATGTTTGAAAAATGTTAGAAAATGATTAGTAGCCGAATGTAGCTAGTGCGTCACCATTATGGGCAATTGCATGTACTCCACCTCCTGAAGTTGGGGACATATATTCAACAAAAACATGGACATTACCAGAAACTGTCATAGCTCCTGAAGTGTATAGCGCAACAGTATTAGCTGTAGTGGTTACATTTGACGCCCATGGTGTAGCATTGTCAGTTGTACCAAAAATATTTTGACTACCCACTGAAATTACATTACTACCCGAGTTGATACTCCCCGCTTGGGAACCACCATTTACATCGAGTAATATTGTACTCACATGCTCATTTCTATCAACAAGGGTAGCTGTAATTTTTGCGTGGAATATATTGGAAGTAAAGTGGATATTTGTTGTGGGAGATACACTCGCAGGCATACTATTCGATAGACTGTATGTCTTTCTCCCCAGACCCCCGGTGTTTGTAATGAGACCCCCTGTGACATAGGCACGTTCCCCGACGTATACATCCTTAGCAATACCGACACCACCAGCTGCCTTGAGAGCACCTGTAGTTGATGATGTCGCCTCCGTTGCATCTGTTAGGGTCACCACACCATCTAGGGTGGCGGCGGCACCGAATAAGGGACCTGACACCCCTGCACCACCTGCGACAATTAAGGAACCAGTTGTTTTAGAAGACGATGTGGTAGTATCAGTTATGGTAACACTGTCAGCCTCAACATCTTCGAAGTTAGCATGTAAAGCATGAATGTTTCCTGATACACCTACACCACCGGCAACAATGACGGCACCTGTAGTTTTAGAAAGCGTCGAGGTTGTACCCAACGCGTGTAGATTGGTAGTGTTCACATTTGAAGCCACACCTATACCACCAGCAACAATCAGAGCACCATTTGTTCTTAGCTTAGATTCGGTTGTGTCTGTCACTGTAACACTGTCAGCTTCAACATCCTCGAAATTGGCGTGTTGACCAACAATCTTTTTCGCGATACCCAAACCACCAGCGACAATGAGTGCACCTGTTGTTGTTGTAGTGGCATCGGTTGTAGAACTTACATATGCATTACCCACCACATGAAGCTTCGCTTCTGGTGATCCAGTATTAACACCAATACTTGTTTCTGAAACGTCTACGTATAAAACATTAGATCCAATCTTGAGATCACCAGCACTTGTAATTCTGGCTTTTTCACTGTTATTTATATTTAAACGAATATGCTGACCCGCCTTCGCATTAACATGTGTAGTACCACCCTCAGTTTGTTTAAGTGCATAATTTCCTGTGGTGTTATTGTCAATGTGTGCAAAAGAAGCATGATTAGTTTCACCTGCAAAACCTACCGCGGCTCTCCCAAGATAAGAAGTTTCATCGGCATCATATCCCGCATAGATATTACTCGTATGGATGTTAGCAGCTACACCTAAACCACCAGCAACCTTGAGAGCACCCGTGGTTTTAGAAGAAGATACTGTCGTATCTGTGATATTGACACTATCAGCCTCAACATCTTCAAAGTTCGCATGTAGAGCATGAATATTTTTAGAAATACCTACACCACCAGTGACAATTAAGGCACCAGTGGTTTTAGATGAGGCATCTGTAGCGGATATTACCTTGGCAACAGCTCCAACATTTAGGTTTTCTTGAGTACTGATACCACCTGCAACCTTTAGGGCACCAGTTGTAGCAGAGGTTGAAGTCGTAGTGTCGGTCACTGTGACACTATCAGCCTCAACATCTTCAAAGTTCGCATGTAGAGCGTGAATATTCTTTGAAATACCGACACCACCAGTTACAATTAGGGCACCTGTGGTTTTAGACGAGGCATCCGTGGCGGATATTACCTTGGCAACAGCTCCAACATTTAGGTTTTCTTGAGTACTGATACCACCAGCAACCTTGAGGGCGCCGGTTGTTGCTGAGTCTGAAGTAGTTGTATCTAGAATGACTACACTATTCGAGACGACATCCTCTACGAAGACATTTTTACCGTGAATATTTTTAGCAACGCCTAGACCACCAGTGACAATTAGAGCACCAGTGGTTTTAGAAGTAGCATCCGTGGCTGAGATTACCTTGGCAACAGCTCCAACATTCAAGTTTTCTTGAGTACTGATACCACCCGCAACCTTGAGGGCACCTGTTGTTGCTGAAGTTGAAGTAGTAGTATCAGTTATGGTAACACTGTCAGCCTCAACATCCTCGAAGTTGGCATGTAAAGCGTGAATATTCTTAGAAATACCTACACCACCGGCGACGATTAGAGCACCAGTGGTTTTAGATGAGGCATCTGTTGTATCTGTGATATTGACATCACCAGCAACTTGAAGCTTTGAAGTTGGATCTGCCTCTGCAATACCAATATTTCCACCTGATTTAAAAACCATATAATTATCCCCATTTATGGCATCATTTTGATCTTGGTGTGCAATTTTTAAAGAATTCGTGTTGGCATTTTGAGCTATTCTCCAACCAAACCGTGACGATTCGGTTAATTTAATACCAGATTCGGTTACGGGAGAACCACCAGATCCGGATCTAAGACGTATGAACGCATCGTGGTCACCAACGACCGCTGCTATATCTAAAAGTTCAGTCGGGGTTTTAGTTCCAATTCCCACGTTCGAAGTCAATGTATTTACAAATAGATTTGCAGTACCAACTTCAAGATTTGATGATATGTGTGCGTTTGAACCAACATTTAGATTTTTTTGAGTACTGATACCACCAGCAACCTTTAGGGCACCAGTAGTTGCATTGGTCGAAGTTGTAGTGTCGGTAATGTTAACACTATCGGCCTCAACATCCTCAAAGTTAGCGTGTAAAGCATGAATATTCTTAGAAATACCCACACCACCTGTGACAATTAGGGCACCAGTGGTTTTAGAAGTAGCATCCGTGGCTGAGATTACCTTAGCGACAGCCCCAACATTTAGGTTTTCTTGAGTACTTATACCACCTGCAACCTTGAGGGCACCTGTAGTTGCTGAGTCTGAAGTGGTTGTATCCGTCACTGTGACACTATCAGCCTCTACATCTTCAAAATTGGCATGTAGAGCATGAATATTCTTAGAAATACCCACACCACCTGTGACAATTAGGGCACCAGTTGTTTTAGACGAGGCATCTGTTGCCGATATTACCTTGGCAACAGCTCCAACATTTAGGTTTTCTTGAGTACTGATACCACCCACAACTTTTAGGGCACCTGTGGTTGCTGAAGTGGATGTAGTGTTATCAGTGATAGTGACACTATCAGCTTCAACATCCTCAAGGTTGGCGTGTGTGGCGTGAATATCACCCACAACACCCAAACCACCACCTATGGTCACCGCACCGGTGGTTTTAGATGAAGATGCAGTTGTACTCGTAACTCCTAGAGTACCATTTATATTAACTGCGATTGCGTTTGATGTATTCATAATAACTGGAGAATTATTAGCACTACTGAGAGTATGACCAATTTCAAGGTTGGATGTAGAGAAATCATAAATCACAGCGACATTACCTTTATTCCCACTTGTTAAGGGATTATTCATAAGTATACCGGTGTCCAAACCAGATGTATTACCCTTACCAATTTCAATTATAGGATCTTGAACCACAAGATTGTTTGCATTAATAACCGTTGTATTTCCTGTAACGACTAAATTACCGGTTAATGTGAGGTTACCACAATGAACGTTTCCGGCTACACCTAAACCACCAGCAACCTTGAGTGCACCAGTTGTTTGATTATAAGATAATGTAGTGTCTGTAATGTCTACACTATCAGCTTCGACATCTTCAAAATTAGCATTTAAAGCGTGGATATCTTTGGAAATACCCACACCACCAGTGACAATTAGGGCACCGGTGGTTTTAGAAGAGGCATCTGTAGCGGATAACACCTTAGCAACAGCTCCAACATTCAGGTTTTCTTGAGTACTGATACCACCCGCAACTTGGAGGGCACCCGTAGTAGCCGAAGTTGAAGTAGTAGTACCACCAACATTCAGGTTTTCTTGAGTACTGATACCACCCACAACCTTTAGGGCACCAGTGGTTGCGGAGGATGAAGTAGTTGTATCTAAAATGACTACACTATTTGAGACGACATCTTCAACGAAAACATTCTTACCATGAATATTTTTAGAAATACCCACACCACCAGTGACAATTAAGGCACCCGTGGTTTTAGAAGTAGAATCAGTTGCAGATAATACCTTTGTGACGGCCCCAACATTTAAGTTTTCTTCGGTACTGATACCACCGGCAACTTTAAGGGCACCAGTTGTAGCAGAGGTTGAAGTCGTAGTATTTGTGATACCAACCCCACCAGAAACGACTAAAACATTTGTACCATAATCATCGACGTAAAGATTCGAACCGACACTCAAAGTATGAGAAGCTAGAGAATTGGATATACCTACATTACCAGAAGTAACAAATGCAACCGTATTATTATAAAAAACCATAGAATTAGCTGTAACATTACCTTGTCTTGTTGCACCTTGAAGACTCACATCGGTTATGAGACTTGATGCGGGTTCTCCAGATTCTACTAGTTCTTTTGTGTTTGTGTTATACATCATGAGAACAATTTCAGGTTTAGAAGCAAAATCTTCGTCATTACGAATAGGTGCAATATAAAGAGCACCACCTAGAGTTGCATCAATCACGGTATTACTCGCATTTAGAACGATCGTGTTTTCACCCTGGTCTTCTTGGACATGTTTACCAAACCTAATTTTGGTTGACCTCTCAACGGTCGGTAAGGTCTTGACCATTTAGTATAAGGTTGTATTTTAATTTGCATAAAGTAAACCAGCCATTCCATTTTCGACTCTCAAAATATTATAATTTACTGCATAAATCGGGTCGTTAATGTTCATAGACTCACTCATGATAGTAGCTGACGATACACGACTGAAATTTAGGGTTCCTGTGGGCTGTAAGCTGGATGTTGAGAGGCAGAAACAATAAAGAAAGAAATCTGGAGAAGTTACGAAGTTTGTGTGATAATAACTCGTGACGTCTATAAAATGTGGTTTACCCCATTTGTAGTTACTTACATCGAGACCATTTATGTTTAATTTAACTTTGTTTGTGGGAGATGTGAGGGCACCATCGGTTGTTGTATCTGATGATGCTAAATATTTTACTGGATGATTAAACGTAAGTTCTTGAACTAAAGTACCTGAAGCAACATTTTTTTGGACTTGTGTTATGAGGAGATCATGTTTTCTAGATGCAACCTGACCACGCTCCTCATTGTCAAGGTAATAATAATTCGCGAAACATTCAACGTTATAATTTGAAGCTGCTGTAGCCCAA